CTGAATTAAATGGCAAATTAGAAGAAAAGGTGTATAGCATATCGCAAGGAGGATCGCTTGCTATAAGAAACCAGCGTATCACAAAAAAGAATAATCGAGTTTCTATTATGGCTGGATTATATACAACTGGCATGGGAAATGCCAATACCCAATATAACGGTGGATCAATTCCGGCTGAAATAGCACCGCCTACAGGTGAAGCATTTCCTGCAATTGTAACGAAAGATAATTGGACACTTATAGGCATCGGATGTGTAATCATAGAAACGAATGGTGCTATAACTTATCAGATTAACTCTTCATTTCAGAAAGATACCTATATATGGTTAGATGTGTCCTATGATTTGTAGAAATTAATAACCTATAGCAATCCATCTACATTCAGCACCTGTTATTGCTGTTAAATTGCCGGTTCGTCCATATATATACATTTTTGAGGTACTCCCGATATCTGTAGATACCATAAACGCTGGGGTTGCACTTCCAGGATATTTTGCGCAAGCAATAGCAGTGTAAGATTTATCTGAAAATGGTATAGGAAATGTTATCGTTGCATATCCTTGCCCACCTGACGATGAACTTGGAAACGATCCTGTTCCCCATTGAACAATCAAACCATTTGCAAATTTACAGTGATTTTTACTTATGTCTATAATTGATTTGCCATTTAATTCAGCAACCGTGTCAACCGTATTGAATACCTGTTTTACCGCTGTAATATTCAATCCATTAATCACAACCTGATATAACGGCATATCTGCCACCAGATCTCCTGCCTGAATATCTCCTGTTGTATATCCTGGTGCTGAAGGCGTTCCTGTAACTGGTGTACCCTGAATTACTTTCAGCGTAAGTGATTCTACTTTTGTACTCTGATTTCTGCTATATCTTGCAACAACAAGATCAATTCTTTTCATTCCCTGGGATCCATTCACAATTGTGAGAGAATCATAGGTGTTCTTTTTTATCGATGCAGCACATCCCTGATGCATAATAACTCCATCCCTGATCTTGATTTCATTATTCGATGAAACTTCTGCTTTTAACTGAGATCCCGTCCGCAGCACGTAGGATTCTGCTCCAAAGATTCCGATATTTATATCTCGGTCCTGCTCTGCCGTAACATGAGGACTTCCGACATATCCTGTAATAATATCCATTTATGTCTCTCCTTCCAATTTGTATTCTATCTTCTCTTTTCCATCCGATACCGTCCAGATTTTTCTTCCAATTGGCTTTTTCATACTCACACCAGTAAGATAATCTCTTCCACCTACAATATCTCCAATGTCCATCGTTCCTTCGATTTTCTTCATTGTCATATCGTATTCTGTTTTGCTTTTTGATTTTAACAGCTTTTCTGTTCCATTCTTCAGAAGATCATCATACTCAGAACCAGAGCTATCATATATTTCAGCTATTTCATAAATTCCGAAAAAAGCACCAGGCGGTCTTTCAATTCTCCTTTTCCAAGACAAATCAGGTGATTTGTTCCTCTTTTGTTGTTATCCATTGTGAATTGCATATTATTATCATTCGAGAACTCATGTTCTGCTGAATAGTCTACAATAGGAACTGCTCTTACCCGTACATATCCTGACTCAGTTTTCTCTGACTGAATATACTTTATTTCCATACGATATCCTACTGATTTCAGCAGTTTTTGTAATCCAGCATACAGCGTACAATAACGGTCAAACTGATAATTCTTCACCTGTATACCTGTGTCTTCCTCTATGCCATAAAAGAGCCCAGGAAATGCTTCCTGAACTCTTCTCTGAATTATCTGGTTAAGTTCTCCGGATTCTACTGCATAGTCCTGATTACTTTCCGGCTGTATCACCTTCTTTGTCATCATTCCCCGCCAGGTATATCCCTTTACTGTAATACTGTTTGATTTGGTACTCGTATATAACTCCTGCACAATTCCACCATACTCAGTATCTGGGACATACACCTGACTTCCGAACTCAACCGTACCATTCCAACCGGATCTCTTAAATTCGATCTCAAAATCATTGATTGAGCTTTTCTCATCTTCTCCGATTTCCATGTCTACATTTGCATTTAAGATATATCCGAGCTCTTTGCCAATCGGATCCGTATAGATCAGTTCCATTCCGGCACGCTCCTTTCTTTGTATACCTTAATATCAAAGCCAAATTCACCACTCCAGTTAAGAGTCAGTACGCCAGACGGAATCAGTGCAAATACACTTTTGTCTTTCGCTCTTTTTGCGAAAATATTTTGCACAGTTCCATTTCTCAGATGCTTTGTGATCGTCTTCTCTCTGCTGGCGATTAATATATATTCACCTGCTTCTAACGTCTCATAAATCTGATAAGGATAACCGTTTATCAGTATTCTCGGATCAGCGCATGGACCATATATTACCATTTCAAAGTTATTATCTCGGAAATGATCGATAATCCAGTTCTGCGTTCCGGCACTCTTTCTTGAATAATCATAATTATACGTTATCGGATAGTCTAAGAATGTATATGGCTTTCCTTTATTTGTAGAATCAGGATAAAAGCTTTCCTGTTGCTCCATCGACCAGAATGGATACGGGCAGTATATTTCTATCTTGCAATCTGTACGACTATTATTTTCACCCGATACTTCATTGCTTGATTTTTTTACATATCCATCAATGTAGTATTCGCCATAGTAAATTCTTCCTGGAGTCAGATTGACCACATCGTATTCAAAAGCATTCGTAAGCTTATTAAGGATCTGCTTTCTTTCTTTTTCTTTGCCTCTCACGGTAAGAGTAATGTCATACGTCACCGGTTCTTTTGCAAAAGCATTCACCGTTACACCCATTTCTCTTTCTGTTGTATTGGGTGTCCACTCATAAGCATGGAAATATCCGGAGGTTGCTCTCATTTTGTCTCCGATCAGATTGTATTCTTCTCCATTGGAGCATACATATTTAATCTCGATCATTCAAACACAACCCCCATTTCTCTCAAAGCTCTTGCTACTTCTCTGTCATTTAAATTTATAACTATACTGCCGTCTCCACGTCTGGATGTTGTTTTTAAATATTCCAGTAATGCTTCCAGCTTCTCTGCAATCGTGCTGTTCTGACTATCAGTGCTGCTTTTGCCAGAAATTGCAAGGTCCATACTTGTTCCAATTGGTTTTTTTACAGACTTCTGAAGCTCTGCTGCCGCATTGGATACTAATGTTGTCTTGCCAATCAATCCATTCGCAATTCCGGTATCGATCATCTCTCCAACATAAGCTCCCCAACGTGACGGTGAGTGAATTCCGAAGAATGCCAGAACATTTTCTTTAAATCCACCAAGAACACCTTTTACAGCATCCCATAGCATATGTGCCGCCGAACGAAGTCCAGATGCGATACCGCTTATGATATTGATTCCAATACTTCCCCAGTTCTGGCTCGTAAAAGCATTCACAATTGCACTGATGATCGCCGGTATCTGTCCGACCAAATTCGGAATAGCGCGTATCAAGCCTGCTTCCAGCTTAGCGATAATCGTAATGCCACTCTGAAGAATCTGTGGAAGATTCTGTCCAATTGACGCTACAAAACGCACGATTGCAGTCACTGCTGCCTGGGTGATCTGTGGCAAATTGTTTATGATTCCATTTACTAACCTTAAAAGCAGTCTTGCACCTGCGCTTAAAACAGTTGGAAGCATAGAAATAATCGTGTTGACAAAATACGTGATCACATTTCCTGCCATCGTTATTACTTGCGGTAAATTTTGCAAAATTCCGTTGACGATGTTGCTTATAAAATCTACACCCTTCTGCAATAAAGTCGGAAGCTGCTCCTGAATTCCGATATTAAACTGATCCATAAGCTGCATTGCGCTCTGATAAAGAGTCGGTATTCCTGTTGTGATTCCGCTTGCAATTTGTGGAATCAGTCCAGACACTGCAGCAAACAGTTGTGGACCGAGTGCCGTTACAAATGTAACGATTGCTGATGGAAGCGCAGATATAACATTCCATACTGCCGGAAGCAGATTTCCAACTGCAAAGGTTATGATCGTATTCGCCAGTTCATTAAGTGCCGGTCCTACATCCATTCCCAGAGCAATTTCTCCCATTACATTTTTAGCCGCTGCTTTCATCTGGTTGAACGATCCAGATATAGTCGTTGCCGCTTCTTTTGCTGTCGTTCCGGTAATGTCCAACTGTCCCTGGATTACGTGAATTGCGCTGTAGACATCTGATAGATTATCAATATTGTATTCCACGCCACTGATTTTCTGTGCATCTGCCAAGAGACGCTCCATCTCCGACTTCGTACCGCCATATCCAAGCTTCAGATTGTCCAGCATCGTATAGTTCTGCTTTGCAAATCCCTGATATGCATTTTTGATGTCTTCCATGTTGGTTCCCATCTTATTTGCATTATCAGACATATCTACCATTGCCATATCTGCCACATCTGCAGCTTTGGAGGTGTCGCCAGCAAGGGAACTAAGAAGGCTCGCTGAAAAGCTTGTAGTTAGTTCCATGTAGTCATTTGCACTCATTCCTGCTGTCTGGTATGCTTTTGCCGCATTTGCTTTCACTTTATCGGCAGAATCTTTAAATAATGTTTCGATTCCACCAAGACTCTGTTCGAGTGCTGCACCTTCACTGATGCTCGCCGACAAAGCTTTTCCTATAGCTGCAGTAGCAATTACTTTTTTTATCATGCCAACCATTTTCCCGCCGAAAGAACTTCCAGCAGAGTCCGCTTCTGGCTCTAATTCTTTCCGAATTCTTCCTTGTATTCCTTCGGCGGACGGTATGATCTGCACATATGCCTTTGCCAGTTCTGTAGCCATCTTATTCCTCCTTTCCCGTCAATCTCGCCCATTCTCTCTCAAAATCTTCTCCAGAATCAAATGTCTGAATTTCTTTAGATTTTTCCTTTCCATCGCCCAAGATCATTCCAAGCAATGACTTCGGACGGTTTTTCCCGGTCGCTCCATCCTCAGATTGCAGCCAGGCAGTCGTGCGCGTTCCATCCGCAATAGCCGCCATAAGCATTTGTTCCGGTATCGGCTCAATCCCTGCTATTTTCATTTTAATTCTCGAATTTTCCCTCAACCCACAAGAAAAAGTCGCTACCATTCTGCACGGCAACGACTTATAATCATAAATGCGATATGTTTCTGCAAGATCGCACAAAAGTGCGTCCTTGTCAAGATTAAGCATGTAGGCGAGGGCTAAGAGTTTTTTCCTTCTTTTACATTTCCGAAAATTTCTCCGATTTCATTCATCATTTTCGACGCCGGAACCCTTCCATTCTCCATTCGCAAATGTTCTTTCAGGAGTTCTTTTTGTTCTGTTCCAAGAAGACGGTTTAATACGCTGATCGTTTTTGTCATGTCCCCTTCATCCATTTCGCACAGATCTTCCAGAAGCTCATAATCATCCAGTGCCGCCTCATCTAACTCATACTCAAAACCACTGCTTGTTTTTCCCTTCATTATTTCTTATTCCCCTTAATATATTCGTAATGTGTCTGTCCGTTCGCATCCGGTACTGCCGATAACGTTGTCTCGTATCCAATCGCATCATCGTCCTTATATACAATGTCTCCGACTTCCGTAATGCTTGCACACGGAATAACGATACGCTTCACTGCGTCTTTCAGAATCATATCCACAGCCCACGCATTCTGTTCCGCTTCATCTGCATTTACTTTTACCGTAATCCCTTCCTCAAGTGTTCCGGTAACATTATCATCTCCGTAAACACTCTTCAGGACCTCTACATTCAAGGCTTCGATCATCGTAAACTTAAAATTATCTTTCTTACTGGTCTGCATATTCAATACAGTATCGCCGCCCCAAGCATTTTTGTTGTCAGTTTCCGGACTATTAGAATTAGTGAATCCATCCTCCGAGCAATATCCAAGTGACTTAAATGCTGCATTTAATGCTGTGGTTGCATCTGTTGGCAATGTTGTTCCGAGCGGTGCTCTAAAAATCGCGCCGCCTACTTTCGGCTTACCTGTACTTACATTTTTAGCATCTGACATTTTTATCCTCCTTCATCAGAAATGAACCATATCATATACAGCCTGATACCGATATTTCTTCCTTGTTGTATCCGTATAGTTGTAGTCGCTGTTAAGCTGGCACTTACTGATATCATCCATTTCAACAATTTTTTCCATTGCTTCTTTCACTCTTTCATTGAGTGATGCCGCCCCATAAAGGGATCCTGAATAAGACTGGATAGCAAGAGTTGCTGATGCAATATGATTTTCTTCGCCAGATCCAGTCTTTTCAATCAGTACATATTCCTCCGGAAATCCCGGTTCTTCTTCCATCCTTACCGGAATATCAAGCTTGTCTTCCAGATATTCTCTAACTTTTTCCTCGATCATTTTTTTCTACCCATTGCTTTCAGCAAGCTATTGTTGCCGTCGTCTCCATTTATTTTTACAATCGCTCTCGTTTGCGCCACATACGACTCTTTCTCTGCATCTGATGATATTTGATTTGCCTGTTCCAGCAAAATTGCCTGCATCTCTGCAGATTTCATCAACTCTCTTACACCGGATCGATTTAACTCAACTTTCGTTTTAGCCATAACGCTCCACCATCCATCTCTGATTCCATCTTCCTGGAATATTTTCTTCAATTCCCTGTTGAGGGAAGCCAATTACCCGCCATGACGCACCAAAAAAATCCACTCTGCAGTCTTGCCAGGTATGCGTATCTCCTTTTGGAATTGCGATATTGTAGACTGCTTTTTTTCCGGTAATATTAAACATATCCAGCACTTCTGTTGTCGATGCCGGAGCAACCAACACGTCTTCCACGGTCACAGGTGCCTCTGTATATATCGGATGTCCGAATGTATCTGTCCCACTTGCGGTCCGTTCGTAAAGCTTCACCGGTATTCCTTTAATCATTAGCCTCTTCCTCCTGCATCAAATCCGAATATGGATTAAAATAGCCGATTCGATTCCCGACACCAAGGATTTTCTTATCCAATTTAGTCAGATACAATTCGCCGCTTCCATTTGCATTTGTCCAGGTCTGCGAATATACCATTGCTGTCGTAGTTGTCTGTGTCGTTCCAATAGGTACACCTTCCTCTCTGCTTCCGAGTGTCCGGATAACCATATTACATGACACTAATTTCTTTGCCTCGTCTGTAGCATTGCGGTTATATGCATCAATGATGATCGCTGCATCCTCCAAAAGTGCCGTTACATAATCTGTATCCGGAATATCTGTTCCTTTTCGTTTCCAAACATCCTCAATTGATGCGTATGCCATTGTATCACCTACTTTTTCGCTGTTTGTGTTCTCTTTCTGGTGTTCTTAGCTGATGCCTCTTTCTTTGCTTCGACTGGTTCTTCTATATCTGGAATCTCTGAGTCTTCTGTCGGTTCTTCGAGCTCTTCCACAGGTTCTTCTGTATTTTCAGCTTCTGCAACTCCTGTTTCTGTTTCGCTATCCTCGATCAAATCCTCGGTTTTTTCTTCAATAATCGGCTTAAACATTGTGGAGTCTAACACATCGTCAGACTCCACTACAATTCCAGTTTGTTTGTATAAATATTTCATATTACCCTTCCGCCTTCACGATCTTTGTAAATGCTGCCTGATCCATGATTCCAATTCCATATACAATTTCTGCACGAATTGCGATCTGATTCTGTCTCTGCAGATCTCCAAGTCCATCCGGATCACCGTATTCGATCAAGTGAGCGCCAATGGATCTCTGTACTCCCCATCTAAACGCATCAAACTGTCCTACGATTCCAAGTAACTTCGTATCTGGTGTGATTTCATTTTTTGCCGAAACTGTATCAGATACTGCCGCAGTCATTCCAGAAAAATTTGTAAGATTCTGTCCGAATCCAATTTCCGGATAAATCTTTCTTCCATCCGCATCCCTCATAGTGGAAAGGCCAAAGGAAAGTGTTGGATCCATTGCAATACCACTCGGTACATAGCCAGATGAGATGATCATTCCTGCTGCCGCCTCGATTGTTTCATCATACTTTGTGCCTGCAAGCTGCACACTCTGTTTCGTGTCAACCAGCCCTTCTTTTACAAGGCTTGATACCGTTCCTGTAAGCGGATTGATTTTGTGAATTCCAACAAGATCCAATGCTCTTCCAAGTGCGATTGACGCATTTGACGCCAGATCCTGCAGTACGCCGATCTGTACATCTTCGTCTGCCCACTGTACTTCCTGCGAAAATCTCATGGTAACCTGCAGTTTGAACGGATTTACTGTTTTAGAAGCATATGCAGTTGGGGTTGGCGATTTCTGCCCTGCCTCTCCTACGAGTTCTGCTTTCGGTGGCGATGTAAGTACCCACACCTGCTGCTTTCCAAATTTCTGCGGTCTTGCTCCGGATAACTGCGCCAGAGTAGATCCTTTCTGTGCTTTTTCAAAAATCCCCTGCGAAATCTCTGCCGGAATTTCAAAATCTGAACTAATGAGTGCTGCCATATTCTTTATTCTCCTTTACCAAAAATCTGATGTGCAAATTCTCTCATTGCATCATCCGTTGTGTTATACTCTGTTGCCTTTTTCCTGTTTCCCTTAGTTCCCGGATAACTCTTCGGCTTCGCAAATTTCATAATCGCTTCTGCCTGTTTTTTACAGGTTTCCTCATCTTCCCCTGTCAGTAATTCTACCGGTACACCAGTGTCTTTTGCTGTTTTTTCTCTTACCTGTCTCACAGTGTCTTTCTTTTCAAGTGCGCTTAATTTTGCCTGAAGAGCATCGGACTTTTCTTTTTCCTTCTGAAGTTCCGTTTTATTCTGTGCCTGGTACTCATCGTACTTACTTGCCTTTTCTTTCAGGTCATCATAATCTGCATATTTCTGTCTTTCTCTCGCAAGGCGTCCCTCTATGATTGAATCCATTTCTGCCTGAGTGAATGTTTTGTCATCTGCCATCTTGTTTCCCTCCTGATTTGAGTGTTTTTAGTTGCCACGTTTAAGGCACGTGTTGCCATAAAAATAACACGCATTTCTGCGTGCTAGAATTATCCATTTATTCTTTTACGTGACATGTATTAGTTAATTTCCCATACACATCTTCATACAGTTCCTACTTTTCATTCTTTCCAAGAACATTTCTTTCAATGCGATCTTCTACTCTACGGTTCATCCACATGAGCGCTTCCTCAATATGAGTAAGTGCGCAAGCATTTTCTCTTGACGAAAACGGTCCTGCCTGAAAAGCTTTTAAGCGATCACGTACAATTTCCAGTAAATCTGTGTCGATTACACCGTGAAGCGAATCTTTTTCTTTTCGTGGTCCGCACTCAAATGATGTTAATCAATTATTATTTTCGGTTTAGGATACTTTTTAGGCACTTGCGTACCATATTTTTCAATTGTGTAATCATAATTATCGGCTACACTTTTCAATAGATCATCCGCATATTTAGACTGATCAAAATCGATTTCATTCGGAATCTGAGGACAATATCCAAAATGAAGTACAAAATCCTTATGCGCTTTTTCAAACTTTGGGTTCAGAACATTCATTTACAACGCCTCCTTCATCTTTTTTTCAAAATATTCCAATGCATTTGGAAAATATTTTTTCATTTGTTCATATCTTTTTTTATCAAACTGTGCTTCAAACATATGTGCAAAAGCCTCAGATGTAACATTGTCCCGGTTTTTCCAATATTCCTTCGGATGTGATGCACATCCAATTATATTGCCTTGTGTTACACCATCAAAAAGATCTGATATTGCCGAATCTTTTCGCATATCTCCAAGTTCTTCGCTAATGGCTTTATCAACTTTATCAAAAGTACCCAAATGATGTGCTTTACCATATGCTATACGATATGACAACGAATCACTTTCCAGTAACTGAATAAAATTCTTATCATCTGATAGATTTCCAGCTAAATCATCAACTAAATGACCGTGTTCATGGAACCATGTAGCTCCAGCTCCACGTGGATTCTTTAAATCTGCGCCATAATTCATGGATATCTTTTTCGTTTTAGTATTATAGTGAGCCGTATTTTCATACACAGCATTTTCAATGCTATCACCCGAAGCATATTTTGTGAATAGTCGTTTGGCATCGTCTGTACCATGTGAAAATTTATCCTTTAGACAGTCGTAATATTCTTTGTCCATATTGCCATCACTGCGAAGTTTTTGTTTAAACATTCCTAAATCTGATTCCATTATAGCAGAACGGGGAGTCTTTTCAATAGTTTTTGCCTTCCTTTTCGCATACAATTCTCGTTTTCTCGCGTTAATAGCCTCCTTATTTTCCTTGTACCGAATCCTCCGCATGGCATTGATATCACCACCAGCATTGTTATACTCTTCTAGGTACTTATCCGGATCATAACCAGCCACTGTACTCTTCCCGTCAAACCTGACTGCATATTCACAATCGCAATGCGCATGAATGTGCTCTGCATGACCATTTCGCATGGCTTTCTTTGACATGTATTGCCATCCTCTGGATGCAAGTGTAATACAGAATGCACAGGTGTCTCCATGAGGCACCCAGGCAAATTGCGCACCATCACGCTCCGCATTTTTCAGTGTTGTGTCTGCACCCACCTGTTTTACCAGCCTTGCGATCGTTCCTGGAATATTGTTTGGTGACTTTTTTTGTGTCCCCTTTACCGCTTTCGCCACTTCCCCATAGTCCGGAAGATCTGCTACTTCTGCCGTAGGGACTATTACTCCCTGTGCTGCCGCTGTCGCTTCATACATCTGGCACGATAATGCACCGATAGCCTGTCCATAGTGTTGTGACAGTGCATAGGTGTAGTCCAAAAGTGCTTTATCATTTTCCAGTCCATTCTTTTGAACCCAGGACTGCATCAGATCCGCTGCTTTCTGACTAATCTGTGACATCTTCGTTATGTATTCCACCCACGCCTTCTCCGTTATCTGCATTTCCAAATTCCTCCGTCAAGATAGCATCTCCTTTTGCTCTCTGCTCCTGTGCCCTGATTCGCCGGATATCCGCCTGATCAAAACCAATCATTTCAAGGAAAATATCTGTCTGTGCAAATCCTTGTCGTGCTGTCGCAATTTTGAGTGCTGCATCTGTAGTAGATGCCACGCTTGGCATTGCCGGATTCTTAAAATGTGCAATCAGCTCATGTGTTTCTTCCGGAAGCTCATCCGGAATCGTTCCAAGTTCAATTGCAAGTGCCATCCGTCCAATCCGATACAATGCATCACCATTTGATTTATTCAACTGTTCTGCCATAAGGATCAAGGTCTGTGACTGTGCAATAATTGCTTCACTGGAAGTCGGATTTGCATCATTTATCACACCAACATCCGTAACTGCCAATCCTGTTGCCGCTGAATACTGTGTAGCAAGCATCCGGAGCATCTGAACATGCGGTTCAATATTTCCCTGCGAAAGTTGCCCGAAATTCGGCTTTTCCCCAGTCTCCGGATTATTGGTACTGTAGAGAATACTTCCAACATACTGTTTGAATTTATTATCAATCAGCATATCATATTGTTCATCTGACACCCCGAGCAGATATTTCTGTGGAGAAGTGGCAAATTCCAGTCCAATCGTTGCATTTGCGACTGTTCTTACATATCCCTGGATTAGTCTGCGGACCGGCTCTTTTAGCCTTGACTGACCAAATGGTTTATCGTTTGTTGCGTCCCAGATCAGAGCCACCATAAGGGGCTCTCCGAAATCATGGGGATTCTGCGTAGCGTACCATGTACCTCCAATTCGATCCAACTCCCAGATATCTGTGTCTGTATAGAAATTTACATGTTCCGGAGACCATGTAACATCCGACTCGTCTCTTCGCGCATCTTCAAAGGCAAATCCATATCGGATGCGTCCTTCGTGTGCATTCCACGAAGCTGCAGCACAATGCGGAGAGTAAAACCGTACTCTTGCATCATCTTCCTCTCCGGATACCGCCGCAAATGCACAACCGTATTTCAGTTCTTCTTTGACCGCTTTATTGTATTCCGCTATCAAATGATTCCTTTTCATAATCTGATCCATATCTTCTGACTTCGTTCCATTTTCTGTAACAAACCCATCAAACATCGATCTTCCCGCAAGTACATCAACGGTTTTTGCTCCCCAGGCACATCCAATCTCAAGTTTTCCAAGACCTGCTGGCAATGCAATCCCAAGATTCACTTCATTCAGAGTGACTTTTCCGTTATAATAACGACGCTTTTTCCTATTCGCACTTCTGTGATAATCATATATGTATTTCAATTCTTGAAGCCACTGTTGTTCTTCCGGTGGTAATCCTTCTACTCTTCCAAAATTTAACTCCATTATCCTATCCTCATCTTTCTGTTCGGATTTCGTTTCGATGTTCTGCATCCCCAAAGTGCAAGTGCTGCTGCTTCAATCGGGATCGAGTTTTCTCCACCAAATCCCCAGCCACCGGAAATCGGTCTTTTTACAGACGTAATTGCCGACTCATTCAGTATTTCTTGGTATTTATACCATGTTACAGTCTGTTCATTGATTTCCTGTGATAGCTGACTCGCCGCTGCTATCACTTCTTTTGCTGCCGGTCGAACAATTGACTGCTTATATTTCCACACCGGTGTTATCTTCTCTATCAAGAAGTCAACTCCATTTCTTCCATCGATCACCACACAGCTCGCCATCTTATATCTCTGATTCAACCAGTCTGCAAGCCACTGGATTCCTCTGTCAGTTGCTTTTAGCTCGATCAGCGAAATTCTCGCTTCCCCTACCTCCGGACAAACAGCTCCGCATAATGCTACCGCCGAACCATCAGAAGAAAACTTTACGCCATAAGCAGTTTTCCCTTCCGGCTTTTCTTTTTCTGAAGCACACGCTTCCCATTTCTTCTTATCAATTGCGTAATCCTGATCATTATTGATTGGCGACCACCAGCCAAGACGCTCTCTTGCAAATGTGTCCGCATCCATCTGCTCACACTCTGCAGCTATGGTTGTTTCTGTCATTCTGCGCCCTAATGCCGGATTGCACTCCGCCCATCTCCGACGATCAGTAACATCTCCAATCTCTTTCACGGAATATTCTGTCCAGGCCGTGGATTTGCTCTCGCCTTCTGTTGCCCGTTTTCTGATTTTCCGAAATACTGTACCTGTGCAATTCTCATCCGGTGGTGTTCCCAAATAAATCGTCTGTGGATTTCTGGATGCTGATATTGCCGGCAGGAATGAAGCCTGTTGTTCGCTTGTAAGTTCCTGTGCCTCATCGAACACAAGACAATCACCGTGCAGTCCTCGACCTCCATTCCTGGTTCTGGCAACAAATACTACTCTTCCACCATTTTTTAGAATAATCTGTTCTCTTCCGAGTGCCGCCTTAATTTCTTTTACATACTTACGGAGTCCTCTGCTTTCAAACAAGCCGCGCAATTCCATAAAAGTTTCTGTTGCAGTTTTCTGCAGATGAGCTGTGTATATAACCCATTCTGCATACAGGATCATTCCGGATGCAATCCGCCCGGAAGTATCCAGTGTTTTCCCGTTCTGTCTTGGAACAGATAAGCCACATGTCGGCGCTGACCAAACATCATCCTCTGTACGCCCCATCCAATCATTCAGCACTTCACTCTGCCACGGATCCACAATCAGTTTCCCGACCGCAAGCACTTTTACCGCATCAGGGCCATCCGTATAAGCATAATCCGGAACAATTCTATCGGACGGTGTCTGGCTTCCCATCAGCTTTTCGTGCCGACAGGATTTCTCCGATTTCGTCATCGTCTTTCTCCATTCCTTTTATTTCTTCAATTTCTTTGATTGTTTCTCTGTATTGCCTGGAGAGCTGTGGCATTGTCTTTGGACCATCAACAACATCTTTCGCGCATATATCAATCTGTTTTGCGAGAATCAGTGCTAAATTTTCCAAGCGTTCCAAGCGGCTTCCCTCGCTTGTTACAGTTGCCATTTTCTTAGCTCTTCCCATCTAAATTCACCTTTCAAAAATTTTCCTGTGTGTAAATCGGCGCTGGACGGCGGTGGTCGCCTTCGGCGCCTGGCGGGGATCCCTCCCCACCCCTGTTTTCTTTACCAGTTTCCATCCAGAATGTTCGCTTTTTGTGTCTTTTGTCTCTGCTCCAGTTCTTGCAATGTTTTATTGCTTTTCATTGCATTGCAACAGTAGTGCGCCGCCTGAAGGTTGTTCCAGTCCTGTGCTGCTGCCTCCCTGGAACTATAACCAAACTCTCGCCATCTGGACACTGGTCTGATCTCATCAATCACAAAGGATAGCGGATGCTTGCTGTCACTCGGCTCATCATAATGGATTGGTCCCATCCTGCCCCTGCAGATCCCGCACTCTGCACCGATTGCTTTTAGTCTTGCCCTGTGCTTTCTTCGAAGGTTTCCATTTGCACTCCTGGGGTTTCCTGCTGCCATTGTCGTCACCTCTGTTCTAGTTTATTTCATGGACCATGTAGGAATCGAACCTACGACATTTCGCTTATGAGGCGAATGTTCTACCACTGAACTAATGGTCCAAGATTTTGGGTATTAGAAAAGCACCCCGGAGGGTGCTTAAAATAGGTTTCACTTTATTCACATTTATTTCACTACACTTGGCTGTAAAACTAGCGGCATTTGCCCAAAAGAAGATGTTATTTGTGCGATTAATAGCGATATTCTTGACATTAAATTACTAGTTACAAATTCACCGTTTTTTCTAAACTCCTCTGCCATATTTATTTCATGCCATTTATATTCATTTTTTTTGGCCGGATCAAACTGTAAAATAGCTCCAAAAGTAACTGTTAAATCAAAGAATTCATTATGATCAAAATGTAAAGCTCTCGTAACTGTCACTCTTACACTTGCATTTCCATCTACATCTGCCTTAATATTATCAATACAATTCAAAGAGTGTTCTTCTCCTTCTATCGCCTTCTCAGTCCTATTATAAGAAATACTCTGCAAATAAAATTCATGCTCTGGCAAAAAATACTCTGATAAATTTTCAATCATTTACTTCACTCTCTCCTCTTGTTTATATTGCATATTCACATTTGTTGCTTTATTAAAAAATGGAATAATTTTTGATTCATTTTCTATTGGAATATTTTTCCCTCTATTATATAATCCCTTTGTTTCTAACATACTTGATAATATTTTAATCGTCTTTTCCAACTGGATATTTGTTTCCGAATACTCTGTTAAATATTCTTGAATTGCTTTCTCAACTGTAGCATTTAAGGAATCTCCATTTGCATATGCTTTCAACGCTAATTTTTTATGCAATTCTGGATTTATTCGAACATTAAATACCCCTCTATATTCTTTGTCCGGATTTTTCCCAACCTCTTCACAAAACTCTAAATAGTCATCCACTGCATCATGAAATTCTTTTTCAATTTTTAAGCCATCTCTACTTTCAAAATTGACCAAATCATTTATACCTTCAATTTTTCCACGCAGTGTATATGTTTCCGTATCAAACTCTATTTTCGCATGATACCCCTTGTATTCAAGCACATTGTTTTTCATTACACCTCACCCAATTCTGGATGTGGTTTATGTAATAATATTACTTTTTATCACTTTCCCGATAAAATCGTACCCTTGACCCGGATGTCTTCCCCTTATTAAATTCTTTAAATCCCAGTTTGCTAAGTAAATATCTTGCCTCAGTATAAGTATAGTCTTTAGGCTTTGATAATATTCTTTCTTTCGCTTTATCCAGTTTACTCATTATTTTAGGCTCTCACCTCTTTTGCAACTATTTTGTAGTTACATTATATGTTTTTATTTTGAATATGTCAATCATATTCTTTTCATTTAAACATCTAATAGCAATATTCTATAACGTTATACAAAAAGGACACCCAATTCTATCAGGTGCCTTTCAAGTTCTATATACGGAAGGACGAGCCGCAGGAATTCAGCCTTTGGCTCAAGTATTATTATATATGTGATTCATGTGATTTGTGTGAAAGTTGAAGATATCTGTCGATTTTCTTACTTATCGTACTTCTCTCAAGATGAATCATCTTCGCTACCTCTGTCTGATTCACTGCATTGACACCATCAATATAATACATCCTGAAGATGTTGTGTAGCTGCGCATCTTTGATTCCTTCAACATAATGCTCCACCTCTTCACATTCCTTCTCAAGACGCTCTTTTCTCTTCAGATCACGTTCTTGTAACCGCTCATATTTTTCTTGGTCAAAACCAACTATGCTCTGCGGCATTGGATATCCCTTACTGTAATCTAAGATCACATCATTTCCCAACATGGTTTCTGATTGCCACCTGTTATTAAGAATATAGTCCAAGGATAATATCTCTGTCTTATTATTCCGGTATGCTTCCAGTCTCTCCTTCGTCATTGTCTCCAACGGTATCACTCCCTATCTTGTATTTTCTGGCTATATATCCAGTAACATCTCCATGCCACAACTGCTGCCCCTGTGCTTCGATCAACTTTCCTGCCTGGTATGCTGGTCGATGAAACTTCTCGCTTGCCTTCCGATCCGGCGGATGTTCTGCCATATCAGCATAATGTTCTTTTTGGTTCTGCTGGATTTCCGCAGGACTCCAGCGTGTGTCTGTACTTCTTTTCACTGTTCATCACTCCAATCCAATCTCTGACCGCACCAACCGCAATATTTTCCATAAGGCTTGTCTATTCCTCTAACTGTTTCACCGCAAACCGGACAATCTGCTCTATTGGTTGGTGTATATGTTACAGGCCTCTTCGGAATCTGTTTCTTCATAGCAGCTACCGCTATTTTCTTCATTTCTTCACCTCTTCTCCTTAAAAATGCGTAAAAAAATACCAACCACCGAATATTGATGGTTGGTAAATATTTACAGTTATCTGCCTCGATTTCCTAAATGGTGCTCTAACCAGTAACTCCTATATCTTTCTATTTGCTTTGTCAGCTCTTTTATATCGTCTTCGCTAAAATTGAATTTGGCAAACTCTTCTTTTGCATGAACATTACTCTTCGTCTCTGCACCACTTGCTTCGCTCGATAATTTATGGAATATTATCCACGCTTCTTCATCTGTCACATCGTTTTTTATGCTTTCCTCAAACGCTTTATATTTTGATTCCAATAATAAGCTTTTTCCGTTGCATTCTGTACACACATTGGTTCCAAACGCATAGTATTTCCCGTTGATATAATAAATAAATGGATACTGTCCAAAAAGTTTATTAATATAATCCATGACTCTCTCCTTATCTCATCCAGTTTGCTTTCCATCCGTGTAATTCTGCCATCTTCCCGAATTCTTCTTTCCGCTCAATCGGGATTACAGGCGTGTAGTCAGTTACACCTACATAGCATTCATCCGCATCATAGTTAATGGTAACTCCGGTTACCTCATAATCTCCTGGATCTTTCCAAATCGGGTCCTCGATAGTATCACCGACGTGTGGAATTACATTGGATTCATAGGTCTTACTCCAATTATAAGGAAAATTGTCACTCCCATTAAACACGACCATCTGGCTAATAATTACTTTCATTGGCATTTCCTCCCGTACATTTAATTTATACGGAAATTATACCATTCCAACCATCAATATTCAATTGTCAAGGTGCTGTTATTTAAGCAAACCTTAATTGTTCTTCTGTATCATCAATGTTCATGTTCGGCATTCTCTCACCGACTTTCAGATACGGACAGTTTGCTTCTACAAGCTTTTCTGCCATGATTGGCACAACACTGTTCCCGATTCTTGCGACTTGCTTTGCAATCGGATATTTCTTCCAGTTGTAATCCCTTTCGATAATGTAATCCTTTGGGAATCCTTGCATCAGCTTTAATTCTTCCGGTTTCAGCATCCTCAAAAAGATATCAGATATGATGTATTTCTCGCCCTTGATATCCAGGATTACATTCACCAGTCCAAAACGGTCTTTCGTTGTGATCGTATCAAGCGGTCTATCCAGTGTCTGTCCGCACCCACCGCCGTAATACTTAATCAGAAATGTTGATACCAATCCGAAATGCCCCGGAGATGTCGTAATTGTATGTAATGGTTCATCACAGCCCTGTCCAATCCCCGTCTTGTAATACTTCGTGATAAATGCTGTCACAAGTCCATATCTATTCGATGTATCAATCGTCTTGATCGGTTCTGTCAAAAGCTGTCCTCTTGAATCACCGGCTCTCGTCTCTCCGTGATACTGGATGATGTATGCCAATGCTTCTCCGTTTCTCACGATATAAGGAGACTCAGCATCGATAACGTATTTCTTGATGCCGTTTGCAATTCTCTTCTGTGTAGCTTCTGCAAGTGGCTTCTTGCGGTCAAATATCGAACTGCCAAGATCTGACCAGTCAATGTAATCTCCACAAGGTTTCCACTTCTTAAAGCCAATGCCGTCAGCACTGTGAGTTTGCTCTGGCCATCTGATTTCCCGTCCATCTCTACGGAATACTGCATACCATCTCTTTCTTGTGGTTGGTGCTCCGTAGTCCGCAGCTATCAATTCTCTACTACCGAAACGGTACCCGAGGCTCTTCATTGCTGTAATGAATTTTTTATAATCCTCACCTTTTTTCTCCGGTATCGGATAACCTTTTTCGTCCAACGGACCCCACTGTTGTATTTCTTCCACATTTTCCATCAGCACCACATCTGGAAGAATCTCCTTTGCGTGTTTGTATACCGCCCACGGAAGAATCCGAAGTCCTTTTTCTCTTGGCTTACCGCCCTTTGCTTTGGAATGGCTTGTACAATCTGGACTCGCCCACATAAGAGCCACATGCCGTCCTTTTACATACTTCTTCAAGTTAACCTTAAAAATATCCTCGGTCAGATGAAGTGTGTTCGGGTGGTTGGTCTTATGCATCAATATAGCGTCTGGATCATGGTTGATTGCTATGTCTACCGGTCTGCCGAGTGCCATCTCGATTCCAACTGATGCACCCCCTCCACCAGCAAAGCAATCTACGATTAAATCTTTCATCATTTCACCTCATTCGCAAGCTGGAATCCCATTCTTGCCACATTCTTCAAGTTGTCCTTAATTAATGCTTTGTTTGGACTTCTGTGTGTATCAAGGAACTCCCACAACTCTTGTCCTTCAGTCGGTTCATTTGCAATGTAATCAGCCGTGTACTCATACTCAGCTTTTGCGACTTTCAAACACTGAATCATGTAATCTATCTTTTCTCCTGTGTTCATCATTGCTTCACCATCCATCTTTTCTCACATAACGCAAAGTAATCACCCACATGCTCCGAGCAGTACTTTGCAAGTATCTCTTTTATTTCATCGTTCAGGTTGATTCCATCCTGAAGCGCTTCTGAGCGAACGGTTAAGCCATCACCGCCATCAATAATTCGACAATATAACTTACTTTCCACCTCAACTTCTTTCTTCTCATGATCTTTCTTCCACCGCTTGAGGATTTCAAGCACTTCTTCTGTTTTATCTCTTCGGAAGCTTTGACACGTCATTTTTCCTTTTGCTTCACTAATAGGACATCCACCACATAATTCGTTTTC